TATAGAACAATCAATGGAAGCACCGAGATACGGTATGATACTGCATTGAGGGTACACTATGCCATTGAACAAGTACGTCAGATTCAACAAGCCGCTGCGGATACCAAAAGATTACGAGCCAATGGTCAACCTGTTAATAGACGCTCGATTAAAGCGCGAGTTAAGTCAAGAAAAGTTAGCACATAAAATAGGATGCACAGCATCACTGGTACACAAATGGGAAACACACAAGCGAATACCCTCTGGGTTCATGCTGATCTGTTGGCTGGATGCACTGGGCTATGACATCGAAGTCACTGAAAGGTAAGGCAATTCTATGTGTGGCATGTAAAGTAGCTACTCATTTCTATGTTGCAGTACTCAAAATAAATAGCGGCCGCTCAACAGAGAAGCACTGGTATGTGTGCATGAGCTGCTACGTCAACGACAAATGGCAAGAGCCAACGTCAAAAACAAAACCAAACAAGAAACGAATAAAGAAACCTAGCGTCAAGCTACAGGCAGGCGCGTGGGAATCTAGCATCACGGCAAATGCAAAGCCATCAACCGATTGGTAAGGAGAAAGACATGCTCATCTACGGAATAGATCCCGGATACACAGGAGCAGTCAGCCTATACTGGACAGAGACAGGCAAGCTCGAGTGCTATGATATGCCAACGATGAAGAACCCCAAGGGTAAAACTTTAATTAACTTACATGAGCTACTAAGAATACTAAGCAACGAGGCAGACGAGTCCTGCCTTGCAGTAGTAGAACGTGTCTCGGCCATGCCGGGGCAGGGTGTCAGTAGTACCTTCCGCTTTGGACAGGGCTACGGGCAAATAGAGATGGGCATTGCAGCATGTAAGCTGCCCATCCAATACGTCAGTCCCGCCGTGTGGAAGAAACACTTCGGCTTGAACAGGGATAAAGGCGTGAGCCGTGGGCTAGTGACGCAACGTCTTCCGCACTACGCTCATTTATTTGCTAGAGTAAAAGATGATGGCCGAGCAGAAGCCACACTGATTGCTCTCTATGCAGCAGAGAAACTTATCTAAGGAGAACACAATGGATAACTTTGAATTTAAATTACGAGTGTCACAAGCAAGTGAGATCAAAGCATATCTCAAGCAAGGCTATCGCATCACAGCAATTGATGCACTGCAAACATTCGGATGCTTTAGATTAGCAGCGCGAATCAAAGACCTCAAAGATGAGGGCATGGAGATCGACAAGGTAATGGTTAAGACTGCCAGCGGCGCTCATGTTGCACAGTATTACAGCCCATCAAAGGTACGCACATGACATACAAAACAACCAAGCTCAGTGACGCAGCGCGCCCGTCTATATGGGACGCGCATGTCGCCAAAGCCGCAAGCTCTCCCGTTCAAGCCCGTGAATACAAGAGGTCTGGCTATGTGCTAGACAGCGATAAGATTATAGCGGATCGCATTCGCAATGGCGAAGCAGTCGGTGAGCCATACCTCAATGGCCTAACAAAGCAGCGGCTCAAGAAATTCCAACACCTCACTGAAGAAGACTTCGAGAAGTATGGAAAGTATGAATGACGTTACGTCACTTCGTATTGCTTTAACTGCACATAAGCAGTAAGCTACTATCAAATAACAAAGGAGAACAACATGGAACGCAAAGGTTTCATCGGTGGTTCCGACTGCGTAAAAATAATGCAGGGGAACTGGCTGGAGTTATGGCAGATCAAGACAGGCAGGGTTGAGCCTGAAGATTTGTCTCGCAACATCGCTGTGCAGATGGGCGTTTACACTGAGGACTTTAACCTAGAGTGGTTTGCCCATGAGTATGGCTTCAACCTATACAACAAGCAGCTAACTGAAAGCGATATGATTGACGGCGTACCAGTTAAAGGTACGTTTGATGGCATGGTTTACACAGACAACGAAACCAAAATAAATGATGCACATATTGTCGAAGCCAAGCACACCAATGCCTACAATACTTTAGACAAAGTAATCGAATACTACATGCCGCAAGTGCAGCTGTACATAGAGCTTGCAGATGCAGAAGGTGCGTATCTATCTGTTATCTTTGGCAATAATAAATGGGAGTCAGCCTATGTCAGCAGGAACAAAGAGTATTTCAATTCTATGTGGGCAGTGGTGTCGGACTTCTGGGGTTACGTTCTTCGCGATGAAGAGCCAGTTGGTAATGACCAGCCGATACAACTTAACATTGACAAGGTGTCGGTGGACAACATGGTCAAGCGCGATGCAACCACAGACAACGAGTTCAATGACGCGGCCTACACTTACGTTACTTTAGAAGCAGACGCCAAAGCATTTGAGTCAGCCAAGAAACAAATCAAAGATATGGTTGGCGACAATGAGCGTGAGGTTTACTGCGATCACCTCACAGCTAAACGCGACAAGCGCGGAGCTATTCGCATTACAAGGAGGACAGTATAATGGCTGAAGCTATAAGCACTCAACAAATTAAGTTTACTGAGAATGAACTATGGCACGCAATGGAGCATCAGGTAAGAGACTTAGTTTCAGATAGAGCCATACAATATCTCACAAAACAACAAGTTCTTTGGCATGTTCAAGAGGCTATGGATGAAACATTTTCTCAGATAGAAAGTTTAGTTCAAGGTGATGGAGAGCAAGCACACTTGTTAAACTTACCAAGTCAAGGCTTTGCAAATGCAATATACCTTGTGGTTCAGCTGGTACTTGAAGAGGTATTGCCAGAAATACACCTGAAGCCAGAGTGGAAAACAAATAAACTTTGGACAGATATGGTTAAAGAAAAAAGGGAGAACAACAATGACTGACACAGCAATCAAGGCGCTGCTCAAAGCGCAGCAAGCTATGGAACCTGTAAAAAAAGATAGCGTGAACCCACACTTTAAGAACCGTTACGCCTCACTCGAAGCAGTGATTGACGCTACGTCATGGGTGTTCGGAGACAACGGGTTCGTAGTTATGCAGCCCTGCGGCCGTGACGAGCTGGGTGTGTATGTAGAAACAAAGCTACTTCACACTTCAGGAGAAGCCTTCTCAAGCAAGGTTTACTTGGTCTTGAGTAAGCAGGACATGCAAGGATTAGGCAGCGCTATAACCTACGCTAGACGCTACGGCTTGCTAGGTATGGCTTGCCTTGCAACAGAAGATGATGACGGCAACATAGCCGCCAAGCAATCGAGCGGTGTTCAAGTCACAAAAGGCTTAACATCAGGAGATACATCCGCACCAAGCGGGTGGTAACAAAGGGGTTAATTCCCCTTTTAATTCTAAAGGAGCCAGAAGCATGGCAGAACAATACGACGACACTAACCGAGGCGCAGCCTTCACCCCATTCCCTACGCAGCAGATGATCCTGCAAGGTAAGCTCAACGTCGAGGGTGCAGACAAGAAGGTGATGCTGGTCAGAGACCAGACCCGTGACGGCAAGCCTATCATTGAGATGTACGAAAAGATTGGCGTGTTCTTTGACAACGATAAGAAAGGGAATGAGTCAGCTCCCGACTACAGCGGTCCACTTGGTGACGACAAACGTCTTGCCGGATGGAAGAAGATGAAGGATGGTAAGCCTTATATGTCATTCCAAGTAAGCGACAAGATGTCAGGTGGCAGCAAGCCAACAGCTGACCCCTTGCAAGGTGATGACATACCGTTCTAGAAAGGAGGTGTTCTCCTGTAACTGGGCAGCCTTCGGGCTGTCCCTTTTTTTATCTAACAAGAGGCGCACATGCAGAAAGCACGATTAAGTTTAAGCAAGTGTATCAACGCAGCAGAGATGGGGCTGACTATACGGGAGACATCTACTCTACTTGATATACCATACAGGCAGGTACTAGAATTAAGCAGAAAATATGGAATTAAATTTGTATGCGGAAAGAAGAAAGCCAATGAGCAACGAAGGAAAGATCGCCTTAAACAGAGCCAAGCGTCTGCTGAAAACTATGGTGTTAATAGCGGACAACAAGCAACGCTACAACCTAAAGCAAGAACTCGAAGAGATAAAAGCACTGATCGAGATAGCGCTAAAAGAATAGATGATATTTACAGCAGCGCACTTCCAAGAGCAGAGAAGTACGAACTCCTTTATGCAGAAGCATTGCGTAGCTTTGAACAGAAGATGATCGACTTGAAGATGCGACCACCATTTCCTGAGAAGAAACGATACACACCAGAGAATGCAAGCAATTCTGCAATCAGAAAACAGAGAGAGCAGTCTGTCCTTAGACGACAAATGATAATGTCTTGCTTTACAAAACAGCAAACCAAAGTAGCTGAAGATATTAATAGAGAAACTAAACTAGGACTCCGCATAACTAGCCAGATGCTAGACCTCATGTACCGGGACGGAGTGCTTACTAGAGAACGAGTGCAGGTAGGCCCGAACAAACGGAACAGTGTTTACCATTATAGAAAGAAGTGATCGTGTGGGTGGCCGTTGAAATGAATGCTGGCACATTTGGTAGCAACGTCATCCTAGGCTAAACAACCACCGTCCCGCGGTAAGTCGATTTTATCTTGCGATGATAGCCACCCACTCGAATCTTATACAACTAACTCAAAGTGAGGTCCATCAATAAATGGTCTTCGACCCTGCGATCTACGCAAATCAATGTAACTATTCATTGCATCTTCCATGTTGCCCTCACTGTACTGGGCAATGTTCGGCACACTCCATGCTGCTCCCCAACGAATCGGCACATCAATAGCGCGCGCACCCTCTGCCATAGCGTCAGCGATTTCATCATAGAGATTGAGTTCCCATCTGCCGCCATCAATGTAAGCCATAAGATCAACAGCCAATCCATCAATATGCTTTGACTTCATTGTCTGACTTGCACCCTTGGCAACCAATGCTCTCTGCTCCTCGATGGTGCGCAGCCCACAGATCACAGAAAAGTCCTGCTTAGTTACATTGATTGCATACTTAACAACAGCAACCATGCGCTCATCAACACCGATCAACCTATCAAGGCTGCGCTTACCTAACTTGTAACTCATTTCTTAAACCCCTTCATTGTACGAATACCAAAGCTGGCAGCAATCGAGCTAAAGCAAGCCCACTGAAACCACTCAGGTGCAGCTGAAATATTAGCGAAGCCCTCCTTCATATAGGGCTGAAGCGGAGGTACAAACGAACACACGATTATAGCTATGAAAGCCACAGTCCAAGCCTCATCCTTCCAAGAGTTATCGCTTGCCTGTATCGCAGCCTGCTCCCAGCTAATCTCGCCAGTCGCAATCTTCATTTTAGTTTCTGCTTCTGCTTTCTTAACGACAGCTTTGCTATCGAGATAGGTAGATGCCAGCCCACCAAGAGACCCTATGATTTGCGCAATCATTTCGCCTGCTCCTTACCCATCCAGATGCCGAAGCACCCTGTAAGAGCGCCCATACAGACGCTTACAAGCCCTGACTGTGCAACGCTAGGGTCAGATAGCCCCATGAACCAATGCACCGCCTGATACGTTAGCACAGTGACTGCCAGCATCATCAAGCGTGGCAGAACTTTCCAATTATCAAGTATCGTGTGTGCCATTACCATTTCCCCTTTTGTTTACCTAAGAAATACAAAACTGCTGCAAGCCCAGCAATGCCAGCCATCACGATAATACCACCTACAACCCACATTATCAAAGCCTCCTTGATCTCAGCCTTGCGGTACTCGGTTTTCTTGCGTTGCTCCCGAACCCTGCGAAGAGTGTCCTTATATTCTTTTAAGCCAGTAGGCCCGTATTGGAATTGAATAATCGTTTCAATTTCCTTACGCATAGCCTGAATACGTTTTTGCGCAGAAAAAGCGTTGATAGCTTCCTGTTCAGCAGAGCCAGTCAGTGATGCAAAGATGCTTGGGTTCCTCGCCTTCTCAGCGGCATAATTCACGTCACTCACTGCACCAGCAAATTTACTTAATGCGCCTGACGCATCCCGACCAGCAGCCAGCAAGGTCTTGGCGCTGGATACAGCCGAAGCTGCAATTGAAAGAGCTGAGATAGGATCAATCATGCTTCAACAAACCTCGCGGGGCAGACAAACAAGTAGCTGACACGATAGACCCTATCGTACCACAAGCCATTCTTTGCAGTGCCGCAGTTATAGAAACAGTATTGGAACAACTGGTTCCCGCCTTGTGTCCAAGCATGGTTGAATGAAACAAAGGCGAGAACACAGATCATCAGCCCATCTTCGTCAGGACTGCAAGTAAGAGCGCAATGATTGAGCCTGTAGTTGCAAGCATAATACTTTCCATTCGTTTGACGCGACCAAACAAATCTTTGAATTGGATCTTCATCTCAGTTTGAATTGCAATTACTTGCTTCTCCATGCTGTCAATCCGTTCATGTGCTGATGCTGCTGTTCTTTTGTCCATTGTATTTACCTTAGTTGCTCTTACGTTGAATACTGGTAAGTGGCACCGCTGCCGTTAGGATAGTAAGCATTGTTTACTCCGTAGTGGCGGCATTTCCTGCTGAGATAGCTGCATCAATGGGGGCCATGTCCTCAGTACCCCAGAAGTCAGCCTGACGCATAATTTCAAGGTGCTGCACGTTGCGTTCGATCACGGTGTCGTCATTAACATAACGATCAGGGTTGGCAATTGCATCGTTGATTACTTCTACACTGTCGAGACATGCAGAGTAATGCTCGGCAATACGCTCAAAGATAGGTTGGTCTTTCATCATTTTACCTCCCGCTGAGATTTCAAGGTTTCCACTTCAGCAGAAAGGTCTTTAATAGCCTGCACCAATACCGGGATTAGTTTGCCGTACCCCGCTTCTAGTCTGTTGGGGTTTTCATCAAAAACTAAATCTGGGATAGTGACTCCAGTGTTAGTCTGCGCAGACTGCAAGTCCTGAGCGATAAAGCCCGTGTCAGCCTGCCCTACCTTGCCACCATCACGCATGTTCCAAGTAAACGACACAGGCTTCAATGCTTTTACGAAGTCAAGGCCAGCGTTAAGAGGCTTAACGTCTTTCTTGTCACGGGCGTCAGACAGCGAGGTAATTGTAGTAACTTGGCAACGTAAAGTGCTGATACTACTATCGCCAAGAGTAACCTCGTTAGAGACTGTAGCTAATGATGGGGCTGCTTGATAACCCAGAACCAAATTATTTGACCCTGTGGTTATCGTTACACCAGCATCAACGCCGAGGGCTGTGTTGTTGCTGCCAGTGTTAGCTCGGAGCGCCCTATAACCAACTGCCGTGTTGTTACCGTTAGAAGTGTTACTGCGGAGCGCATCATAACCAAAGGCTGTGTTGAAAGAACCCGTACTGGTGTTGCGGAGCGACTCATATCCAGACGCTGTGTTGTTACTACCCGTGGTATTAGTGCGAAGCGCCCGAAAGCCAGAGGCTGTATTGGAAAACCCCGTGGTGTTGCTGATAAGCGCCTCATATCCAGACGCCGTGCTGCTGCCACCGGAACTATTATTGCGGAGTGCGTGATAGCCAAAGGCTACGTTACCGAAAGAAGTAGCGCTGCTGAAAAGCGCCTCATAACCCACAGCAGTGTTTCTGTTAGCTGATCCGTCATCACTAGCTAAAGCACCCGACCCAAGGCCGACAGACGATCCGTCAGAATAACCATCCGACAGACCGTCAATGTCAGTAGCCCCACCACCAGCAGCAGCCCCATCAATCGTCAGGGAACCACTGGTAGCGGAGATGTCATTCGTCTGATGATTGATGGTGATTGCCATTATACTGCGACGCTCCCGTTCATATCTTCTTGTGCCATTACCCAAGAATAGCACTTGTCCAAGAAAGCGTCACCAGATGCAGCCTGAACGTCATCTAGGTTTGCGTTGTACCGCTTGAAGTCCACCTCACGGGTGTCGTCACCGGGAGTTGCTGT